AGTATAATTACCGTCTCGAGTGAAATTTTTCCCCCGAGATACAGTCGAACAATCAATGGATGTTTACCGTTATTAGCAGTAAACGGATCCTCTAGAGTTTTCTCTGCTTCGAGTAAGATGTTATTAATATCTTGTTTGAATACATATGAAAGTTTCTGTTGACGTATCTTCCAGTTTTCATATGCTTCTTCTGATTCAGAATCAAAAACTCCACCATACTTGTCGCCTCGTGTAAAATTGGCAACAAGAAAATCTATGATTTCTTTCTTGGAGTATTTCTCGCCGAGTTTTCTGAAGGCAATAATATCTTTACGTTTAAGAAAGGAATTTTTGCAATCCTTGACCATCCCCTTTGTTTTGGAGATGTCATATGATTCTGTAGTGAAGTGCAATTTTATTGCCATGTATAGACGATAAACGTCATATGCATCCATTAGATTGGCAGTTTGCCAGACTTTCTCTTCAAGAGGTTAAGTTCTTCTGCTTCCGCTCTAATCTTCTCTTTCAACGAAGAGGTGAGCAAGACAGCGACAGATTCCATTTCAATTTCTTTCTTGACACAATAGTCAACAAGAATATCCATACATGGAACATTATTTGTAAATGACTTTTTCTCGATGTACTGAGAAAATTCTGTCGCTGTCTTAAACTCTTTAGTAATCAAAAACTCGTTCGTAATTTGAGTCTCGTCCATAATTAACATTTCCAAAGTTGTTATCCTGCATAAAAAATATGATCACCGATCTTTGCGACACGTCTTAGATTCCAACGAGGATTAACATAATCCGCATGGTAAAATAAAACGTTACGACCTAATATACCGTGATTTGCGCCAGAAAGCAATACTTTTTCTGCTACTTTCTTTGATTCCGCATATTGTTGTGCACTGCGCACACGCTTTTTGCCTTCGCAAACCCAGGAGAATTGACAAGTCCGTCCCGTTTTCTGATACACCACAGAACAAACTGATTTTGGGAACTTCGGACTTTTTACGCGATTGATAGTTACGGCAGCAACTGCCAGTTTGCCATTAGTGGACTGATTCCCTGCTTCATAATAGATGTTATCAGCAAGGCATTTTAATTCGCGATTATTTGCTAGGTGTATATTTTGTGTTTTAATTTTACGAATTGCGGTCTTTTCTTTTTCCGCATCTTCTCGTATTTCTTGAATTACTTCTCCGACGCCGAGGGAATATTCCCTTGCATCTCTTTCGATAGCATTTTCAGCATATGAATTGATTCCATATAAACTATAAACTAATACTGTAAAAATCGAAAGAAACTTGAAAAACTTCTTATTTAAGGAAGTCATCTTATTTCCTAAAGGTTGTTAAACTTGAGAGGGTATTTACCAGTGACTCCCCACACTGGGTCGTAAACGACAAAATCCCCCGATGCTTTGCTGTCACCAGATCGGCACCGAGGGATTCATATAATTATTTATTGATTTGAAACCCTATGTTAACTCGTTCCACCGCTGTAATAGAACGGATGGTAGTTTTTTCTGTTTCGAGGAAAAACTACCAAAACCCAAGGAGATCACGCTGCTAGGCGCATCTCAAAGGCAACATTATCGTTTGCTGCATTTACGTTTTGCGGGCACTTTACCCAAGCAATCAGTCTACTCTCGCCTTCAACTCGCAGTCGAATCCTAAGTACGCCCCCATCATAGATACTGCCCGTTACTGACGCATCACGCAATCTCGTCTTGGGTTTTTATTTCGCTACGCTGGAAGATACCCTATCTCCCTTGTGCCACTTGACAGTATCTATGGTGGAGGCGAGGGGAGTTGCACCCCTGTCCTACGAAGCATTCAGTTTGTATCAACAACTGATAATCTATTTATACTATACTGATCTTTAAAAGTCAAGTATTTTATGCTTCCCAGGGAAGTTTTTTTCCTACTGAACCCCATTTTCCTATTGGGCAGGATGCTCGATTCAGTTTAGTTTTTGCTGGCATGAGGCAACCGCACTTCATACACAACCGTGCTTTGTAAAACTCGCATCCCTTGCAAATTGCCAACCTTTGCTCGGAAAGTTCGCTCATGCTGACCAGTAACCGTTTTCGAAGTAATCGCGAGTACGGATTAGTTCTTTTGTCCAGTCATCACGACGTTCGATGAAGACTTGAGGTTCGTCATCTTCGACAGCAACCAGAATAACCAACCAAGGAATAGGAATCCCAGTCCGTTCCTCATACATGATAGCATACGCTGCTGCCTGCATGAAGTAGGAGTGGATCTGCGATTTATATTTTGCCTTATTGGCAGTCTTGAAGTCGATAACTGCACGCTTGCCATTGTATTCAGCAATACAGTCTACACGACCTGCCATGCGAAGGTGATCGCTGTAGAGCGCAAGCTCCTGGCAGTGAATATCACCGATGGAATCCAGAACAGGTTTAAACTTCTTGAACATCTCAACGTCAAGTAGAGATGCCTTCGTAGTTGTATACGCTTCTTCTAGATCTTCGTTTTTGAGATATGCTTCAGTTAGCGAGTGAATCTTAGTTCCGCGAGTGGTCGCTTTCTTAGAAACCTTGTTCGCTTCTTCTTCGCCAACTCGTTTGCGCCAAGCAGTGATAGCATCACGAGAGAGAACAGACAGAACGGTGGTGGCAGAAGGATACGCAGCGCCAGAGGCATTTACGTAAACTCTACCACCATCTTCGTTCGTTACTGATTGGGCGAAATCTTCATATTCATAGATCGTTTTAAACATCATAATCCAATATACTATAAAATTACAGAAAAGTCAAGCCCCTAATTAAATTTTTCTTCGTATTCCATACGAGCAAGGATATATTCCTTAACAAGTTTAGAACGGACGATATCGTTAGCAGAAAACTCCACTGTCTTAAAAGAGGGCATCATGTCAGCAATCGCAATGAATTTTTGCAACCCAGACATATCGTTCTTTTTATATAGGTCAGTTTGACGGAAGTCTCCGCAGAAAATAATCTTGGAGTTTTTACCGATTCTCGTCATGATAGAGTTTAGTTCCATGTCAGTCATATTCTGACATTCGTCGACAATGATAATAGAATTATCAAGAGTTATACCACGCACGAACGAGGTGATTAGGAAATGAACGGTCTTTTGTTCCTGCAGGCGCTGGAATGGTTGAATATGGTTGATTAAATCTTCGCATATCTCAACGTAAGGTAAAGTATAGACCTCTGTTTTTTCCTTCTCGTCACCTGGAAGGTGTCCGATATCTCTTGATGGTACTGCCGAGCGAACCACAACTAAACGCTCGAAAACTGATTCTGGATCTAGAACTTCTTCTAGTGCTTTATACATTGAAATGAAAGTTTTACCTGTGCCTGCTACACCATGTAGAAGCATCGCAGTGGACTGTTGATCATAAAGGTCGAAAAATACTCTTTGGTTTTGTGTTTTTGGTTGAATACCTGTTAGATCTTCGTATTTGACTTTGCATAGTTTACTTTTTTCGATTGTTACCTTTGGTTCAGAATTCGAGACAATTTGTAAATTATTTTGTTTTCTTCTCGACATAACAGTCCTTATTTTATCTAGAGTTGATACGAAAAAGGCGACACCACACAAGGTGGAGTCGCCCTTATTTACCGAGGATATCGGTATCTGGAATTGGAATTGGAATCGTTCTTTTTTGTCTCATGCAAGTATTTATTAAATTGCGACGCTCCACCACTCTGGAACAGGACGATTTTTCCACTTTGCCATACTTTTTTTCGCACCGATATAATAGTTTCGGTAGGACTGAACCGAGTCGGGAACTTTGTATTCGTCGGGCATAGCAGGAGTCGGTTGAGTTTTATGACCAACAGGAATATTGACTGGTGGTTTGCGCAACCAGTAAACAAGACGTTCAGTGGAATGATGCTTGCCGTAACGGTGCGTGTATTCTAGTAGAAGTTCCTGAAACAAACACATCAACCAAGTATAGTTATTGTTGGATTGACGAACCCAAACAGCACTGGGATGATTGACATGCGATGCTTTGTAAAGATGCTGTTCGAGGTCAGGGTCGGGCAATCGCCAACGCTTAATTTTGCGACCAGAGGAAGCATCAATATATTCCTCGCCGTCTAGCATACGATGCGCAGTTGAAAGCAATTGCGCATACTCGAGAATCATCTTGACGACATGTTTGTCAACATGCATTTCGGCGCAGATCTTAGGATCTGGGTGTAGATAAAAGATATTCATAATATATTAGTTCTCAATTTTAAATGGGATCTCTTCAATAGACTTTCGGATGCACTTGATATGTTCTTTAGTCATATTCGAAATATACTCGGATTCTAGAGCAAAGTCAATACATTTTATCACATCAACTGGATCCATTTTCACCAAATCGTCGATTATTGCTCGTTGTTCAGTTTCGCCGAAAGCATTTACGCAAAAAAGAACAATATCAATATCCATATCTGAATACAACGGTATTCGGTATAACCGCTTCCCGAAGAACTTATCAGGGAATTTGAGTATCTCTGCCATGATATTATTTATTAAAAGACCTTCACATTATACATGCCTTGAAACATCTTAGCGTCTTTCTCGTCATTAACCATCGGAAATCCTTTAATGTTCAGACTAGTATTGAGTAGCATCGGACAACCCGACCACAGATACCATTCGTTCAAGAGATTCCAAAGATCAGGATGCTGTTCTTTTGTTACAGTCTGGACGCGAGAAGTCCCGTCTGCATGAACAATAGCAGGAAACTGATCAGGATATTTACATCTTGAAGTATATTGCATATACGGGGATGATTCAACTGGCATGTCAAAATATTCGCTTGCATGCTCTGCCATGATGACAGGCGCGAATGGTCTAAATTTTTGCCTTCGTTTGATTGCATTTACTCTATCCTTAATATCAGATCTTGTGGGATCTGCGAGCAAACTCCGATTACCCAACGCTCTGGGACCAAACTCCGCAGGTCCATTAGCAACACCAACTATACCTGATTTTCGCAGTTCTGTCAATAGATTTCCAATAGGATATGGTCCAGGAATATTTTCGCCGAGATATGGACCCTTCCAGTTTAGTTTCCTGCGATTATTAGCAGCGATTGCACCAAGACTGCTTCCTGCGTCTCCTGGGTTTGGCATAATCCACAAATTTGGGAAGTATTCTATGGCAATAGAATTTGCGCTGCAGTTTAATGCACATCCACCCATGATAACAAGGTTGCGCTGTTTCCAGTTTGTCAGGTTGCCTGTTCTTACAATCAAATCTCTGAAGAGAACTTCGTAAACCCACTGCGCAGATGCAGCAATATCATAATGATCTTGCTCAGTATTAAGTTCTGGTTTCCACCACTGACAACCGCGATGTAGATTTTCTTCATTGTAAAGATTCAATAATTCAAGACCGTATTTGTTTTTACCGTATGCCGCCATACCCATGAGGATATATTCGTCCTCGTTCGGTTTTAACCCAACACGCTGTGTCATTGCTGAATAAAAAAGACCGATGGACTTGGGATATTCCATCGACCAAACCTTCTTCATCTTCTCACCAGATGCATTCCATATAGTGGCAGTATCAAACTCACCAATCGCATCGATTACTAACACAGCAGCATCATCGAACGGTGAAGTATAGAATCCTGCCGCAGCGTGAGATTCATGGTGATATGCAAACTCTACGGGGATACCTTCCAGACCGAAGTGCTTCAGATACTGGCGAACGCTGAAACGAACTAGACCTTGACCTGCTAGAAATCTGCGCATTCCTCGAAGTTTAGGTTTCTCATACCAGTGTATTACTTCTGGTTTACCAAACTCTAATGCTGCGTTGATCAGGTCAGCATTTAGATGCTTGTCGTTTTTGATTCCGCTGTAACGCTCTGCATGAGAGGCGAATAAAATTTCGTCACCCTCCACTACGGTAAGAGCAGCATCATGCGCTGCGGCAGAGATTCCCCATTCAATCACTTATATAACCATTCAAGTTCTGGAAAGGTTTTCATGAAATCTGTATTTCGAACATTATCAAGTTTGGAATATTCTTCCATATGTTTTAAGTAATCTTCGCCGTCATAATCAAAGAAATCCATGTCTTTTTGATCAATTTTTCGCATTTCTTTGATTTTTTCTATTGAATTAATAATACTTTGTTTTTTATATGGATTAGAAGCATTCGGTATGACAGTATCCAAATACCATGTTTCAAACTCCTCTAACGACCGAATAACATATTCCCAGTGTTGCTGTGGAATATTCATTACATTCAAATGCTTTGGTGTTCGTATTAGATTGGTAAACAAGAAATATTCAAAGGTTGGATGATATTTGTTACTTTCCTGATATATACCTATAGAAAGAAATTCTTGAACCATTTCCTTTAATCTGTGCATATTTAAGGCACTCAATACAGGTGCAATACACAATTTATGCGTAGGATTATGTTCAGTGTTTATTTCCTCGAAGCAATCATGAATTTTTTTGAGATTCTGTGAAACACTATCCCATTTTGCGGGCCACCGTATATAATTAAATCTATCCCCGACTTCATCGATACTCGCCATTATTAACACTGATTTAAACTGTTTCCAGTACTCTAGAACATCTTTATCCTTATTCTTCAGCGTGCTACAATTTGTAGAATATACAAGATCAATTTCTTTTGCTCGATCTGCCTCTATAAGTTTATCAAGAGTATACCAGTGATATTTTGACAACATCGGTTCGCCTCCAGCAAAATAAATGTTATCAACGCTGTCCAAATTATCATCAATTAATTGATATGCTATCGTATCGTCAGTTGGTTCGATAAATTTCGGAGAAGTTGGAGGTATATTTAATTTTTGCATGAGATCATACCAACTAGAACTCAACGCATGACCGCAAGTAATGCATGCTTGGTTACAATGATTGGAGAATCTAAAATCAATATACTTCAATTTGTTCGTAGTCATTGATCCATCTTCAAGTAACTGACTCATGTAATAATCATAATTTGATTCGTATTGGGTGTTGCGCCACTTTCTTGAACTGGTATCGGAAAACTTTTCAGTGTCATAACAGAAAGAACATATTGGATTCTTTTCACCTGCTATCATTCTACGTCGAAATTCTTTATACTCTTCGCCATTCCAAATTTCTTCCCACGAAGAAACCATGTTTATATTTCCAAGTGGCGGTTTTGTCATGTCCCCCACGCAACAAGGCATAACATTTCCGTTAGGTGCCACGTATGTATGGAGCAATCCCAACATACAAAAAGAAGGATTTTCTTTGAGATTATAATCTTTAGTCATAGATAAATGGATCCAATTTTTTCAATTTCTCTAATCTCTTCTTTAATTTTCTTTTGCGAATTAATGCACGAAATAATTCTACTATCTTGTTAACCATCTATAACTCCCGTCGTGATTAATTCATCAAACATATGATTGGCGAATTTCTTGTGAACATCGACAACTGGATGCCCCCATCCATGCGTATATTTCTCTATCTCCTCCACGACCACGAAATTAGAAAGAGAAACTTCCGGAGACAACAAATTATCAAACTTTACATTGTCCAACCAAGGTAATTTACTTTTATACCCGCTCAATACTAATCGAATTGATTGTAACGATTGAACTGTCATGACAATTTTCAACCTATTACCCAAAGATTTTGACAGGTAGTCTAGATATTTTGCATGCTTGATGTATTCCCACATCAAATTACAATCTGTTGCCCACGTGTCTAGTAATGCATCGTTCAACTTGGCACTGTGCGTCCATCGAGAATCTCCCACGAATTTGGTAATCATTATTCCGGAATCGGAAACCCAAGAAAATCTTACTGGACAAGTTAAACCAACAAAAATAAGATCAGTTTCTACGATTTCATTGGAAACAATATCGCGTTCAATGTTGTAGATAAACTCGTTTATACTAGTTCCCATTTTAGCGCGATTTGAACACGAGACCCCCAACCGCTCTGCGATATAATTAGGCCAAGCAAGTTGTGATGACAATAATGTGCAACGAATTCGCGTTTCCTCATTCCCATAAACACCCTCGACGCAATGTATACCATGCTTGCGTTTGTAAGCATCAATTTCTTCATGCGGTTTGTTCAAGATAATAGCATCTGCCAGTTCTTGCCCAGCAGTGTAACTGCAACCATATGCAACTACTCTATTAATATTGAGTGCCATTCTGGAAAACTTTCGTTAAAATGGTTGTTTCTATACTTATCATGCGAAGAAGTTACTCGCAGAAATTGATTAAATTCTTCTGAATCGGATATATTACTTCCTAACATATTAGTTATAACATCAAGTTTATCCGAGTATGCAAGCAGACGATCGCGTACGAGTTCTTTTTTATTTTCTGGTATGTTAGTTATACTGAGATGCGTAGGAGTAAATAACATATTGTAGTATATACCAATATGCGGAAAATTTTCTCGCATAAATTGATCAAAATTAACTGTATCCCAAATATTATATAGACTTACGGTATAGCAAAAATCAACTGTTATATTATTGTTTTCCTGCATAAGATCTGAATACTTACGAATAACATCCAGTACAGTATCCCATTTTGCTGGATATCTCATATATTCGAATGCAGAAGCAATACCATCAATGGAAAGAGAAATATTCACTTTCTTAAATTGTTTTAGTATTGTTATTTGATCATCAGACGGATATATTGTTGAGTTGGTGTTAAAATGGAGTTCTTGCGTCTGCGCATTACCCTCGTTTACGGATTTGCCGAGTATTTCCCACGATCGTTTAATTAATAGAGGTTCTCCACCGTAAAAGTCTATGGTGCTCGCCTTAGGTATCCAATCAACAAGAGTATTCCACACATTAGTGTTGCTGTCATCATATATGTGCTGTATCTTTTTATATCTACTAAGAAAATCAGTTTTATTTTGCCAAGAAGCATTAATATCAAACCATTCGTTTACCCAAGAACTGCTGCTATCTGGATTACAAGTTCTACAACGCAAGTTACATGCATTGCCAAGTTTTAAATCCAATAATTGCGGAGTTTCCGCTGCCAACAGATCTCTATTATTTTCTCTCTGTCGTTTGCTTTCTCTACCATTTCTTTCTTCAATCCAGCATATATCACAAGTTGGATTTTCAATTCCTGCTTCTAAATCCCATAGAAGTTTCTTTCTAGAATCAGATTGCCAAATATCTTGTAAAGAATCTTTACTTAGATTGTATTCCTCGCCTGCTTTATCGGCAAATGGTTTTGCTAAGCAACATGGTCTTACTCTACCGACAGTATCGATTTCTATACCACATAATGCCTGCAAACAGGTTTTCATAATTGTTCGGCCCAAGGATGCGTCTCAAAAAGATTTTGTCCGCGAATACCGTCCAAAAGTTTCTGTTTTTCCACAAACTTTTTCTGCAACACACTGTTAGTCAAATTAGATGTATTACTTTCAAGGTAATTGATTGTGTTTCTAATTTCATGACGATTGATTGTAATTTTTTCTTTAATGTTTTTTAGTTCTTGTAGATAGGAATAATAATAGGACTCCGGCATTACATCTGCTTGTAAGAAATCCGGACGGTTAACAGGAATAACACCCATAGAAAGACCAAGTTCTTCGCACCACAAGAATAAATCACGAAGCGAGTTATTAGACAAAGTGAGATTTTGCAAAGTCGGCGTCACACCGCATTCAATATTTTTGAATTCGGAAATTTCCGACATCAGCAATTTCATATTTCCTTCGATGGTTGTCCATTTAGCAGGATTGCGGATATACTCATATTGTTTACCCATTCCGTCGATACTCACGTTCAACTGAACAAACTTAAACTTCTTCCACATATCAATGAATTTCTTACCCAAGAAAATACCATTTGTATTGTATACGAGTTTAATTTTTGAAGAACTACCCGTCTCAATCAAGTAAGTCAGAAGTTCTTCATGCGCATCAATAATAAGAGGTTCCCCTCCGATCATATAGATTTCCTGCAGAGTATCTAGATGTGGAGTAACAACATCACGCATATTGACGTTATCAACCCACTCAGAGGAATCATATCCCATCTCATAATATTCTCTAGACTCAGCATGAGTTTGAACTTCCTTGCCAATCAGAGAACTACTAAACGGTGCGCACATTCTGCACCTGAGATTGCATTTTTTACCCAGATCAAATTCTATTCTGAAAATTCCCAGTGGTTGCTCATCTTTTATTTGCTCGTAGATATCTGAATATCTCTGATTAATTGACTGACGAAAACTCTGCATACCAGAATCTTCCATCTTCCAGCAGCGTCCACACAAAGGATGCCTTTTTCCTTCTAACATATATTCGCGCAATTCTTTGTGCGTGTGTGTATTCAGAAATCTGTCGACAGAATAATCTTCAAGTTGATTTATATTTGCCTTAACACCCTTCTCGCTTTCGATCTCAGCATAGATTGCATTACAGCAAGGTCGCAATCCTCCATTAGATCCGATACTCAACAACATCCAAGGATAGGCGCATACTGTGTTATTTTCCATCGGATTGTTCTCGTTCTTTTTGTTTGATTATCCCACGACTTGTTGTTCCTAGTTCGCCCTGATCCAGATTGTTATATTCTTCACCACAACAAGCACTGCACTGATAACTTCTCATTTCATGTTCGCGGTTAAAACTCAACGGAAGATACCGTTGATACAAAGGCGAAGCAATGATTTCTTCGATTGAATTTTTATGAAGAGAAATAGATTCCATACCACCATTCAAATCGATCATTCTTACCGATGAATCGTTTGTATTCCAAGTATCTGAATTTGATCTCCACTGTTCCCCGCCAAGGAAACAGCACGGATACACATTACCTGCACCATCGACAAAGATTTCATTCAAATTTTGATACTTGGATTTTCTTGCTCTACAAACAATCCCTAATGAGTTATGTTTGATTGAAGTATATTCCTTGCTCTCTGGATCGAAAACGTATATTTCCTTTTTAGATTTTGGATCCGGTGATAGTCTGTTAAACTCATCATTTGTAATATACTGCGGAATTAATCCCTTTGCTGCACGTTTGAACTCTACCGAGTTTTCATTTTGATAGATAGGATTAGTTGGTTGCTGCAGAGTATGGGTGTGCTGATCATTATCATAAACATCGAAGTATCCCATACCGTCTTTGTATGAATGCCACCTTGTTGTCTTCTTGATATTAAAGAATGTAAATCCCAATTCCTCTGCAATCTTTCTTGCTTCTTCTACCTGATGTTCATTGTGCTTGAATACAATATAATCCCATCGCGCCTTACCGCCAGCAGAGGTAAATGCTTTCATGTTTTCGTAAATCTTATCGAAATTAGTATTTCTTCTATAGAGATGGTTTGTATCCCACAATCCGTCTACTGAAAAGATGACATAATCCTGTCGTGTTCCATCCGGACCGCCATTCATAACGGTTGCCAATTCTTCCCACCAAGACTTAGATCTGGCGCTCCCATTAGTATGAATAACCAACCCAACGCGATCATTACACGATCTAATATATTTGTAAATTTCTAACGTGTCTTTTGCAGCGACTGGATCGCCGTAGTTACCGCATGCATAAATTCTTCGCATTTGCGAAAGGAATTCCGGAGAGAACCAAGTTTTGAACTGTTCTAGAGTGATTTCCGTCATTGGTAAAATAGGATTCAGCATATTTCCGTGACTTATATAACGCGGACACATTGGGCATGCAGCATTACATCTAGTCGTCAGTTCTAAATGCATACCAGTAAGTTCGCGATGAGATGCGTATAACGGTTCAACCATCATTTAATTCCTTGCACATGTAATAAAAATTCTCGTATGCTGGGAACAATTCCAACAGACCAAGACCAACAGTTCTCTTATCGTATTCAGTAAAGAATTTATAAAAATCCTTTCTACCGTTTTCAATCAATTTTTCATCAATGCGAGGACCGCCTTGGTAAAAGTAATTCCGAACACGCTTCATCTTTTCGAACTCTTGTTCCTGAAATCCATGCACTAATCCTGGTGCAGAGATATTATCCTGAATGAACAGAAGATCCGAATCAATATACTTTCCGAACTCTTCCTTTGGTAGAAGATTGATCATCCAGTGAGGAGGTTCTTTCAGATATGGAGTGTCAAACATAATACGATTTTCATAAGGGTTGACATTCCACTTCTTACGAAGTTCTAGAATCTTTTCTAAGAATGGGCGGAAAGAAGCAACACACAGAATATTATAAGTGCACATAATACTAATTGAAACATTAGGAACAGTTTCTAGAAATGTTTCAACATTCTTCAACCAAAGATCCTGATTCAATCCTCGACGCATATACTCTGCTTGCGGACCCCACGCTTCAAGAGAAGTATAGAGTTTAAAGTCCTTGATCTTTTTCTTTTCTAAAAGATTTTTGGCAGAATCCGATAGACGTTGAACTCGATTATTACTAACACCAAGATTACTGTTGATATTCAATTCTAAATGTTTCGTATCATCACCTTCTTCCAACATCTTCATGAGTTTCATGGTGTTGGGATTGATCATCGCTTCACCACCCGTAAGACGAAGAACGCGAAGATCTTTCTTTAGATCAGGCCACCACTTCCAGAATGCATCGACGTATGGATTTTCTTCGTCGTCGCGGTAAACCTTTGTATTCTTCAGGTAATCAATTCCGTATTGATTGTAACTGATGTCATAGTTACCATGTTCGCGAATTTCCTGTTCCCATAGAGATGATGCTTGCGGGCAACAATAACCGCATTTGAAGTTGCAACCATTACCGAAACTTACTTCTAAGAAATATGGATTATAATCCTGATCCCAAGGAAGGTTTTTTACCCTTTCGGTTTCTTCCTTTGCATCAATCCAAGTACTCGCATTATGAAACATTCTATCGCTGAAGTGTTCTCCGGGAAGATTTTCCACGTTCCAGCAGTAATAACATTCTTCTGGTCGACCGCCCTCGAGCATGATCTTGCGTTGCTGCTTTTTCCACTTTGTATTGTGAAGAGCAGAAGGGTTCTCTGCAATTTCTTCAAGAGGAATGCGTTGTGGTCGAGGGTGGTAACAACTATGATTGTCACCCATATGCAAATATAGAGTTTCGTGCCTCCATTTCTGCAGACAGAAACCGTTTCCGACTGTATTAAGAGTATCGCGTACTTCGCGAACTCTGTCTAGATAACTATTGCTCATTTTTGCATCTCTCATAAAAATTAATTAATTCAGGAAACGTTTGTTTAAAATTCGTGTCTCTGCGTCTATCTAACTCGTCAACGTATTGAGAAAAGCGAATCATATCCACATACAATTCTTCTGGTTTTTGCCCTGCTCGCATTATATCTAGGTCGCGCTGAACCTTGTCAATTTCATACTGCCTGAAACCAGTAAAGCACAGAGCAGCAGGATAAACATTGTCAGAGGTATCGAGATTATCTCTCATAAACTGCAGGCAATCCTCCATAACATCAATCATCTCAGTTCCAGCAAGCATCTTGATATTCAACCATGTTGGTGTGTGTAAAATGGGAATATCAAACCAAATTCGTTGACGCTTCTTACGAACTATAGAGGGATGCCCTTCTATCCCCATCATCTTTTCTGGTTGCGCGTCAGAACCGAACTCTTGGCGCAATTTTAAAATCCACTGTAAAAATTGTTTTAGGTTCGGGACGCTCAAGATATTAAAGGTGTTAATAAATGTAACATTGGTACCGTCGGTGGATCTCAAGAATTCTCTGACATTTGCATCCAAACGTTGAAAATTCATACCTGTTCGAATGTATTCTGCTTGTTCTCCATAAGAATCGCAAGATACGAACAATGAGAAATGTTTGATCGCGGGAGCAACATACGAATGATTGCCGCTGTCGTAGTTGAATTTGTCAGGATCTTCCCAGATTCTAACCTGTTCTAATTTCTGAACTGAAGAAACAAACTTGTCAAACAATTCTTGCTTTGGTGGGCACAGATTACTAGTAATACTCAACTCAAGATCAGCATTGGGATGCTTGTCTACATAATCAAGAACCTTGAACGTGTTATTATCCATTAAAGGTTCTCCGCCAGTCATGCGGAAAATTTTAAGGTTCTTATAGAGTTCGGGCCACCATTTCCAGAATGCTTCGACGTAGGGATTTTCTTTTTGAGAAACTTTCTTTGGCATCAATCCATATGAAGTCAATGCACCAAGATCATTGTGCGCTGCTTGCTTTAAAATATATGGACCAAACTTCTCTGCTTCTTCGTGCCAAGCAGTACTAAGATGAGGACTGCAGTAGATGCATTTAAAGTTACACGCCTGATTGAAGTTTACTTCCACGTATGCGGGAGTAATTTGATCATCGATGTCTTTGTTAAATGCAATCTTCTCAAAATCAATAGAGTTCCACCATTCGCTGCTGCGATAGTGTCGATCACTAGTATGCCCTGCGTCCTCGATACGCCAACAATACGAACATCCCTTTGGTCGTTCGCCCCTGCGCATCATAGCACGTTCTTCGATTTTTTGTGGAGTGTTGTGAAGTAATCCAGGATTTTCTGCTAACCCATCAACAGGAATGTCATGCGCGGGCGGGTGATAGCAACTATGCGTCTTACCATTAGTAAGGTGCATACTTACCATATTCCATTTTGCTAGGCAGAAAGTTGGACTTATGTCATCAAGTTTTCTTTTTGTCTCTTGCGCAGAATCACTATAATCCGTCATTTATATCCGACTGCCATATATCTATAGAAATGCCCGCACTTCAACATACCTGCATACTGCGGTTCTTTAATATTGTTGATTTCTAAGAATTGCTCCAGATTATCGGCAAGACGAACATGCTCAGGATTTTCTAGATTATTTCCTTGGACGATATATTTAGTTCCTGTTGGAATAGAGTTCCACCAAGCATCATAAACTTCTTGGGTCACATGCTCGCTGCTGGTGTTGATCACCAAATCGGGATATGAATAATTGAGTGGCATACCATTTTTCATGTCGTGCTGACGAAATGTGATTTCATGATAGCACTCATCGATAGCAGCAAATACCTTTTTACATTCGGGGTCTAAGTCGGTGGTCAGAATTCTAGCATCGGGGAACTTATGCGCAATAAACTGCGCAAGAACTCCATACCATCCACCGAAAATTATGATAGATCTATCCATGTGAGTTACATGTTCGAGTAACCACTTCTTGCTCTCGATCTGACTCGGCCAAAAGTTCTCCGAGAATCGATATGCATTCTCTGGATTATTACGGATATATTGCATCCAAAGCATTACTACATCAAAATTAACCACGGCGCATCCTCGCTACTTCATGTGCTTGTTCTTCGTTGATAATAGGAACAGCATTCGACTTGTGCATCGTTGCGATACCTTTGATCAGAGTTCCCGTATATACGTTTTCCTTACGACCAACCATAACACCAATGCCGACTCCACCCTCATACTTAGGTGTTTCGCGGCGATAGGTCGTAGCATCCATTGGACCTTTGACTCCACCTTTTAGTTTAGTGTTAGATTTACCTTGACGATACGCGACATACTCGTCGAACGTCTTAGTTTTAGCACCAAGACGCTTCATCTGCTTGTTGTAATCGACCCAATCCTGAGCATACCTGGAGGTCACACCCTTGTTCGCAGTCTTGCGCTTCCTGGTGTTCGTGGTGGTATACGCATGGGACATAAGATGCATAGTCATAACACAATTTCCTTTCAAATCCAACATACTCTTATACCCTACTGGAGTAAAAATGTCAAGCCATAATTTAGCGGCTTGACAATTTGATTAAAATGGAGTAGAATGAACATTCACAATTGGAGGAAAAATAATGTCTATTTTTTATGAAACGTCTGGTAATGCTAAGAACAAAAAAGATTTTGATCCGTTCCTGATTCGTAAAATGAACCCTAATAGTGCTTGGGCGAATCATTCCTATAACCATTTTGTTCTACGTCACATTTTCGGGAATTCGCCTGATCCTCTTGAGAAAATTCAAGCTGGAAAAGAAATTGAAATCGCTGAACGGAAAATGTCTTTCTGGGAACGCCACAACGAATTTCACCTTGAGTCTGCGTTATATTATCGGCAAAAATATTACCGAATGTAATTTAGGGGCTTGACTTTTTCGATGAGATAAGGCATAATTGTATAATAAGGAGACTGATATGAAAAACTTAGTTATTAATCAGATTTTAGAACTTAAAACCGACGCGATCAATAAAGGGTACGATTTTCCGACCGAAAACCCCGAAAACGCGACGCTAGAAGAATTAGAATTATTTTTAGCGGAAATTAAAGAATTTTTAAAATAAGGGATTGACTTTTTCTACAAAATAGGGTATAGTGGATATATTGTTATGGAGATTGATATGGTTATTGATATTACCCAGCGCGAAGAAGAACTGCTAAAACTTCTCGGCGTCTCGTGGAATGGTTGGCAGTATGAACACCAAGATTTCCTTGAGATTAATTTTGAACTCTCGGCGAACGGTGTTCCCACTTATAAATCTTTCGAGGAATACCTTGAAGGTCGTCTTGCATATAAACAAAGGATTGCAGCATAATGGTTAGTATTACAACTGAAGTCGAAGTTTACATGGACGACTTTGAGGATGAAGATTTGATCGAAGAACTCACAGAACGAGGTTACTACGTTAGCAAGTCAAGCGGCGACATTCCTGTCGTGCAGAGTCTGTATGATGCATGGGTCTACAAGACTGGTAATTTCGAGGATCTATTTCGGCAATTTTGCCAACAATCAATTGGGAGAAGTTTTTAATGTCTACATCAATCCACGACCAGGAACTCGATACGCACTTCGGTCGAGTCGAGAGCGAACTCTACTCACTAAAGGAAGAACCATCCGAAGATATTGTGTATTTTGATTTCAAGAATCCAAATACATTCCTACTTACTTGGACGTTGCACGATATATTCCGTCGAAGTTAGCAGGAGGTTCTCCCTCCATGCGCTCAAGCATCATATCGTAATAATTAACTAACTCACCTTGCCAGCACTTCTTTAAGTCGCTGGCAAATTGTTTAGCAACTTCCCATTTACCTGCACGATATAAAGTCAAGAACTTCTCGTGTTGAGTTTGTCCTAGATGATCAAAGTTTTCTAGAACAGTATAGATTCTAGCAGGTTCAGTCTTACCCTTGACTGCGATAAGATCAAGTTCGACTACTTGGTATGTATCCAGAACCTGCTCAGCAGTCTCGGGTCCAATGACGATTTTAACGCCGTAAGGTTTGCTTTGACCTTCGAGACGAGAGGCAAGATTAACCCCATCACCAAGGCAAGTATAATCAAAACGCTGATCGCTGCCCATATTGCCAACAACCACAGTGGCAGTGTTAATGCCAAGACCCATTCCAAAGGGTGGGGTTCCTTCTGCCACGACTTCTGCATTAAACTTCTCCAAATCTTTAAGCATCTGGAAAGCAGTTCTTACTGAATCCAAAGCATGTTGTGGGTTATCAACGGGAGCATTCCAGAATGCCATCTGAGCATCCCCGATATACTTATCTAGCGTTCCCTTGTTCTCTAGAATCGCTCGAGTCATTACTGTCATATAACGATTCATGATTGAAGTAAGACCTTCTACATCTTCACCGTAGTGTTCCGAAATAGCAGTAAATCCACGAACGTCGGTGAACATAATTGACAGTTGTTGTTTTGTTCCACCCAACTTGAGCAACTCTGGTTGTTTCTGTAGTTGAGCGACAAGATCTGGTGACAGATAAGTTCCGAACTGCTTCTTAATTTGCTGCTTCTGTAGATATTCACTTATGAATTTGGCAGTGTAGATATGGATATAGATTAGCGCGATCGCGAAAACGTTAAACGTCACATCGAGAAGAATACCCTTACTCGCGAATAGATATACTGGTAGATAGAAATATCCACCGAGTAAAACAGCAATATAAATTATAGAGAAACGAAATCTCGAGAGAATGATCAATGCAAGAGCAAGACCCAGAAAAGCAGCAAGATCTGCAAGTTGACCCCACACAGGAATCGAAACAGAGTCTCCATTTATCAGAGTTTCAAGAATACTCGCCTGAAGGAAGTGGGGATGTTGCGCACCTGATGGAGTCGCTACAGGATTCGAAATACCAGCAGCAGTTACGCCAACAATCACAATTTTACCATTCAGGTCAGGTAAAGGATCCTCTCCAATTTCGACTGACGAAAATTGGTAATTCGGATTAACAAACACGCGACCGTATTCATCGGTCTTTATAGTATCAAATTGAGGAACACGTAATGCTTCAACACCAGTCTGATTTATCTTCGCTTGATACGAAGAGTCTCCTGCAGCTACACGCAGCATCTCTATCGCAAATGCAGGATAGTATTCGCCATTTGATTGAGATAGAAGAGGAACTCGCCTCACAACCCCATCAGTCTCGGGTAGAGTCGACGTTATTCCTACACCGACAGCTGCTTCTTGCAGAACTGGAATATTACTTAGAACGCATGGGTATTGAGGAAGAAATTCGTTCGGTTGTCCGTCGCCGACGACAGCAACGCCAGTCCGAGCAATATTCTGGACTCCCTTACATGAATCAGTTGTTGTCTGACTCAGGACTACTGGATACTGCGTCAGAGTAGTCGCAAGAACTCCGTCAGTCCCCATCCGATCAGACTCAGGCATAAGTATAGTGCTACCAACAAGAGAAGCCCCTCTACCATAAATGTCACCAATAATTTTAGCATGGACCTCGCGTGGAAACGGCCACTGACCATATTTCTCAATTGCTTTCTCCCCGATATTGACAGTAACGATTTGTTCCGAATGCTGTGGCGAACCAAGCATTAAATAATCATAAAACTTCAGTCTGGTTGATTCAACCAGATAAGGATCAGCAAGTTTTACCGTAAGCAAAATACTAAAAGTAAATAACGCCAACCATGGCGAGAGTAGAACTTTTTTAGTTTTTTGTATAAGAGTATCCATTACATGGTCCAGTCGTGCATGTTATTTCCATTTTCGCAGAGTCAGCGGCAGTCAAATTATTTTGCGAGACAGTCACACCAATTCCTGGATTATTTAGTAAAAGTTGAAATTGCTTAGTAGAAGAACCAAGTTGAGTTACAGACGCAGTAACTCCACCGAATGGGGCATTGATTTCTAAGAAGTGATTTCCTATACCTTCTTGTAAAGCACTGATATTATTAGAGTTTCCTAAAGCATTGATAAACAACGATTTTCCGTTTGCATCTTTTTGTTGTGCAGAGATTTGATTACCAATACCATTAGTAATAATTTCAGCATATTTACTTCCGTGATGTTGCGTCAGCGATACTACATTGTTATCACCAGATACAGAAACTTCAGCCAAGTTTTTACCAATCGCTGTTGCCGCTGTTCCTTGATTAATAGTAATGCTGTTACCGCTACCATTGATAGTCATTGCTTGTGCGCCATTCACTCCGCGAACTTGATTCTGCTTAGAGAACTGTTCGATGTAAACCGAATTGTTAGAACCTGTTGCTGTAATGTAGATAGAGTTTTGCGTGACTGCGTTGGTTTGATTAATCTTCAATGATTGTGCATTAGATATCGCAGCGGCAGGATATGTCGGAGCAGAAGGTTCTGGCGCAGGCGCTGGTGGAGCAGAAGATCCAGCATTCGGAGCAACTGGTGTGAACGTTGTTCCGTTCAATGATGTAGTTCCCTGCATCTGATCAATGAATAGAATTGGTGACAATGCAGTATCACCGAGGTTGAACGAGGCAAATCCAAGAAGATAATTGCCATCTGTTGGAACAGTAAACACTGCGACCTGCCAACCAGTGGCACCATAAGATCCTACTGAATAGTTACCTGTGCCTTGGTTTGTGAACCCTAGAAGCGCATAGTCTTGCGTCTGCCCATTGATAGTTGCAGTTCCAGGTCCACCAGTAACAGTGATCAGAGAACCATCGTTATATGGAACATAGTCAGTTGAAAGATATTGCCAAGCATAGGTGTATGTAACACCTGCCTGTAGAAAGACTGTTCTACTAATCGAAGTCGCATTAGTTGGATACATGTTACCATTAGAATAAATTGTATTTCTAATTGCCGTGATGGCAGAACTTTGTAGACCGAGTGTTGTCATCGCAGCATTAAACTGGGGAGAACTACCACCTGCTTGTAGAGAAACCATGTATGAACCGTAAGGTGTGATAGTCCAACACTTACCGCCACCAGGACAATAGTTTTGCACACCAGTAGTTACTTGAACACCAGAACCATCGGAACTCCAGTTTGTTTTTAGCGCAGTAGAACCATTACTTGCTGTCCACCCAGCATAGTCGCCGTTCTCAAACCCGTAGTTCGTTACTTGTGCGAATGTTGGCATCGCAAAGAACAGTAGAAATAGAGTGATTAGTTTTTTCATCTTGCACCTGTTTCTTGCATTACGGTGATATTACCTTGTGGTCTACCAGTTCCCGATGTTGTCCACTTATCGTCCATAAAGTTGTAAACATCTACTAATCCATTTTGAACAGATACGACTTGCGCTTCCGTTCCTTTTTCTAACCAGACAGTAATTGCTTGTTGTTTGTCATCTGACAATCTTGTATATACCCAACCGACTTGAACGTTCTTCTTGAATGTCGGTGACACATTAGTATAAACTGTTTCCGCTGGTTTACTTCCTTCATTAAACTCGGCGTAAACTTCTAGAAGTTCTTGTGGCGTTGCTTGACGAATCATAGCAACTGTAACTTGTTCTGTATTATCATTCGTGCCTGCATCTGGGTCTTTGTTATCATCTGATGCTGCCTTTGCTGGATTAGTAAATTTCTTTAAACTATCTCTAGCAAGTTGCAGGAGACTTTGTCCATCATCTGTTTCCAACGGAACAATCTGAACGTTATTATCTAACGCCTTCATCAAAGGATTAATAATTACTGGTGGAGCAGGAGGAGCAAAGTTGTTTTCAACAACTGTTGCTTGGAATGGTTGAGTTAATGTGACTACGCCAGATGCTGTAATAACATCAATCATACCATTCGGACATTCTGCGGTCTGTTTAGTAATGTCTAATTCGTTATAGCATTCGGGAACAAGCACGACCGTAGAACGACCTGCTTCATCAACCGACATAACGAAGTCTGTGCCGCGAACTGCGATAGTGGCAGTTGGTGTGCGAATGTTTACACCTCGTGGGTTTGTTTTTGCGACTTTACCTGATGCGTATCTGACGGTACCAAGTGCGACCCGAAGTCCAAGTTTGCCCTTCGTCTTCCCTCCCCCATCATAGACAAAGTCATCCACAAGAAGTCGAGAGTTTTCCGTAATGTTAACAGTAGTCGAGTCATTGAATGTAATCCTAAATCTGCCTTGACTGTTTGTAGAAACAGTATCCATTTTCTCAACGCCAGCACCTTTAGATGCTGGTGTAGTCTTGGCGCCACGCTTAATAGCACCACCGCCTCTGAAATCTGTTATCGACCCAATACCCGCAAAGGCAGGAGTCGATAACAGAAAAATCAGTAGAAGATTAGTGACCAGTCTTGATATTAAAGACACCATTTGATCCCACGCTGTTAATATTGATCACAGTTTCAGAAACACCATATTGTTGTGTTGTTACAGTGTTGAGTGAACCTGTCAGATTAACATAAAGCGAGTGACCGAATGTTCCACCAGTACCAGTTTGCGTAACATCAAAGTCATTATAGTTACCTGTCACCAGAATAGTTTGTGACGCATTTGGCGATAGTGCATCCATATTGATTGTGTTATTGTTACCACTGAAGTCCATCGAGTTACGGATATTAGCACCCGAACCGTGGAAAACAAACGAGTTGTTGTTACCAGTGAATCTTGCATTCATATCAAGTTGATTACATGACGAATCTGTTTGTAATGTTCCGCAACGGATATCTGCTGTATTCAGATCGCCGATTTGACGAATAGTCACATCTGCTATTCCATTGGATCCCGTGTCGGATACGATACCCATGTAGAGGGAGTTTCCGTTACCTGTTTGAGTGACGATGACACTTTGGTTATCACCACGTAGGTAAATAGGATCAACGGAAGAACCAATAATATTGGCAGTACCAGTTTGAACAATGTTAACATCTACGTTTCCACCTTCTTGATCAATGTATACTTTATTTGTTGTTGCAACAGCATTCGCATCTGTTTCATTAGGCGAAGTTGTTACGATTGCTGGAGGAGTTGGTGCTGTTGGTAGCACAGTTTGTGCGATCGCAGATGTTCCATAACAAAGAGCAGCGCCAACTAATAAAAACTTACTTAGTTTCATTTGTTGTTTCCTTTTGTTTGAATCTCCATAGATTTTTGGTCTCACCATCCTTGATCAACTCAACAACGGCCGTTTCTATGGCAGAACGGATCGCATAACTACCTGCTTCATTACTTGTTTGTTGTCCATCAAATTCAAACGCTTTAGTCGCCATGTCGAAGAATTTAAAAGCAGTAACACCTTCAGATGTAGAAAGAACAGTCTTTTCTACTGTAACCGAATTGAGAACTTCGCCAGTCTGGACAGAAACCAGACGAAGACTAATTGTTACCTGATCTTGGGTGTACTGCTGATATGGACCGATGCCAAGGAATCTAGCACCAGTACCACCAGTTTTAATGTTCGAGTTATAATCAATGATACCACCTTCTAAGATGATACCAGCAACCTTGAGTGGTGGCAGAGGTTCAGCACCTTCGCCAGAAAGTTGTTCGCGCATTTGGCGAACAAGTTGACGTTCTTTGATCAGCGAATCAATACCTACACGTTCGACTGGTGTAAACCATTTTCCACCACCAGTATCCTGTAGCGTCTTGATCAAATATGCATCAGCACCTTGAGTTACCGCAGTCGAGAAACTTGCAAGAGTTGAAGATGGTTTACGTTGACCAGTTCTATCGGTGAATGAATACAGCGCGATAGGAATTGGTTGACCATCCAACTCTGGTAGATTCTTGAATAACTTTGGATTAGCAAAACGCTTTACTTCTGCATCTTCTCTCAGAAGATATGATTGGTTGGTTGCAGGATGAAGTGCACCAACACAACCTGTAGTTGCTAGAAGAAGCGGAAGAAGAATAAACTTTTTCATGACTTCTCCTTAAAATGCAAATGTAGCAATAGGAACGACAACAACCGTAGTATTGCCATTCTTATCGACCACTGTTAGTTTAACTTCTGTTCCAGTCTTGACATAACTCACCGAATTACCATCAAGATTGAATGTTCCAGCATTTGCTGTTCCGCCCTCGGCAAACAGATTATTGGAAAGTTGCGTAGCAAGTTGGGCATAAACCTGTGAAGTAAACAGCGCCATGAATTTTGCAAGAGGAGTATTTGCTGCTTCCGCTTTTGCGAGTGCTGCCTTTGCTGCCTCGGCGTCCTTAATTGCTTGTTCGCGCGAACGTTCTTGCGCATCAATCGACTGAACGTGCGAAGACCACCCATAACCTGTAAAGGAAGGCGACTTAAACTGTTGTACTATTGGGTCTGCGTATACTGGACTACTTAGACTTAGTAGCGTCAGGAGCACCATCGCTCGTTTTAGCATCTTTCTCTTCCTTTTTGTTTTTGTTGTCAGAAGAAAAATTTAAGTCAAAAGTAAATACTTTGAGGATCTCAATCTTTAGGTTTAATGTCATTGCTATGATCCTCTTTGATTTGTAATACTACGCTCACCTTCTGGTTTAATCTAATTAAATCGTTATCTAGCATACGAATGCGGTCAATTAGCGCGATTAGAATTACATTCGTCTCACCAATCAACGGCATCAATTTATCAGTAACAAACTTATAGATGAACCAAACAAAGTAACCCATGCCGACAGCGGCAACGATAGGGAACCCGTATTGTTTAACTAGTTCTGCAATTACGGTAGGATCCATTAATCCCTCCGTGCGTCATTCTTCCCGTCTGCTCTTGCTATTCTATCCAAGTCTGGTTTAAGACCTAGTGCGGAACTAACAACTGCATCAACGCGAATAATATCATGGTTCATCGTTTTCACTCGGTTGTCTAACCCCATGATAATACCCTGCATCCCCTTGATCGCCTTAACAACGCTCTCGAGAATGTAGTTGATAACAAAGTATACGAAGACACCCGCGAGTAATGCACCCGCGATAGGAAAACCTACGTCTCCGATTAATTTGAATATAACGTCGTATGTCATACGACTATTTATAAGAATTAACGTATAATGTCGATTTTATTAATGGAATCTTCGTTCCAGACTTCAAGTTCCCGACGCAATCTTCCTTCAGCGGACAAATTCTCGTATCTAGACGTTGCTTTTCGCTTCCACCAAGAAATAATGTTCTCTAAATTGTGTTTTTCATAATTTTCGCTGGGAATTAAAGTTTTTTCTTGCCCGAGAATGACTTCTTTAGAGTTTTTGAACCCGTAAGTTGAAATGTAAAACCGTTTTTGGGTTGTTACGTCCTTATTTGCCTTAATTGCGTCGCAAAATATTGAAAAATAAGGAGAATTATGCGCTTTTAGCGAATTTTTGATGACTGACATCATTTTATTTTGCATTTTCATCTTATACGAAGCAATTCCTTCCCTTCCGAAGAGAGGTTGTCCGTTATTTTTGCTTGCAAACCATTCCATGATCTCATTCCAGAAGTCATCGGAGAATGAAAGGAGAAAATTACTCACTGTATCACCAGTATAACGAATAAAAGGTTTCAATCCATCGTATTGGGATGCTTGTTTAATGTTTCCATAGAGCGATGTCGTCTCAAAAAGGCAAATGTCGGTACCATACTTCTTATTGAACATTTCACGGAACTCATGCGAAGCGCAAATAAGCGAAAGAAGTTTGCCACCCAGATAATTAAACCCGAACGGTTGCGCTGGGACGATGATGAACCCCATGACTGCGTGCTTGTTAAAAGATCGTAGATCTGGAACACGACCAAACCAATCATTACGAGGTTTAGAATTAATGAATGGAGAGGCGACTCGACAAAATCCAACATACTTTCCTGTATTCTTTTCCCTTACGATGAACTTAATTTCCTTACCAAAGGAATTTTCGTTGCAAAATGATGATGTGATTTCCACCATGGTCGAGAATTCTGCAGGAGAAGGTTCGAAAATCTCAAAGTCCATATCCTGTGGGTGCATGTCGAAGTCGGAAAACAACATATGCTCTGGTTCGCAACCTGGAAGAGTCCCAGGAAGCGAACGTAAACGTTCAATTTTCTTCATACGCATGTGATCATCGATCCGACCATAGTTTGACATATAGTCAACGAATCGATTAGCAATATATTCTGCGTCTTGGAGTTCTAATATCATTAATGCATCATACTATAGAATTGACGAAATGTCAATGAAGATATTTAAAATCGCACATCATTCTTGTGGGATAACCATCAGTTCCTTGAGTGTCTCTGATGTTCAGTTTGAATTCATATGTCGAACTTTTAACAACGATGTCAATACGTTTACCCATACCACCTTTACCGCCATAGTAAATTTCTTGCGATGTTGGCGATGCGGCAGTTCTCATATACTGCTCGTTTACTTCATAGGATTTAATTTTTCCTGGCATCTTGTGAATAACATGATAGTTGTGTCCGATACCAGTTTCAAGAAGAGTCTTCAATCCTGTCTTATTAGGAATAACAACTTCTTTACTTCCCTGTTTCATAGTTCCGTTAAAGATCTCACAGAATTTCTCCGGATCGATCTTAAATAATTCGAGCAATGCAAGACCGTCTTTGTTGGTAATAGTTCCTGACTGAATTTCGCTCTTCGTCAAGATTGTTTTGATACCGACATTAAAGAACGTAACAGTGCTTTCGAATTTCAAACTGAGATAAAGAGTCTTATCGATACCAAGTTTGTTTTTCCAGTTAACAGTTACGTCAGTTACAAGTTTGCCAACATCTGTTCCCGATCCATTAGGATTAGAAACTTTAATTCCATTTGTAAAAGTCAGTGGTCGTCTGTTATTGGCAGCACCCTCTGCGGCAACCTTGAAGTTGCTCGGATCGCCCTCACCAATTCCATATTTGGCATCGAGTCCTTCGATGGTCTCTAGAACTGTTCTTTCAATTCCGTCAATGTTACCTTCTCTCCACTTGATCAGAGAGTTGACGAATTCGTACTCAAAGGCATTACCTCTGTTCTGCGCACCACGGTTGCCCGATGATCCATCGCCGAATTTAATCTTAAACGGTTGCTGAACTTTTGCCTGCAACAGTATTTGAGATTCTGTCAGAGAACCTTTGATAGCACGAACGACATTGATTGCGGTACCTTCACCTTTCGTTGTGTCGATATTGATCGGTGCTTCTATTGACGGATACTTAGACTTGAGATATTCGTAGACCTTAGAACAATTGTCCCTGTATTTCTGGGTCTTGTTCTTTAGTTTATCGTTTATTTCTTTTTTAGATTTAGGGAAAAAATCGTATGCCATCAATAGTCCTTCTTTAGGAACTATTTATTAGAATAGATCCTCTAAGGAAGATTCCACCTTACGATACTTCTTACCTCGATCGTGCAGTTTCAGTTCTGCATGCCCAGTAGTTTCGCGGATATACATTGTGCAAAGTTCTGGGAAGGTATCGGCGATAACCTGAATACTGTTGTGAACATATTCCTTAGTACGGAAATCCTGAAGTCCACCTTCTTCCTTATAATACCGCGACTTGACTGTATAATTGTCTAGACGAACGAGAACACCATTCTTCACATACTGACGAAGCGAGTATTCATAATCTTCACCGTGGTTAGTGATGCGAGCAAGGTAATCGTCATGCTCAACAATAACACCAAACATCGAAGCAATGATATAGCAGAGATCGTTGTAAACACGATCCTTCATGAAGTATGCGTTAGCAGCAGCATAGATCCCGAAAGTCTTAGCGCCTACCTTATCGCACTCGTCGAACCCTTGCTGAATAATCTCCTTTTCGAGATCTTCAACTCGACCCAACTTCTGTTCGCTAATCTTTACCTGCACTTCTTCAATGTCATCATCGAACATCATCAGACGTGTTCCTTCAGGATACCACTTCTCGATAAAGTTGCGCTGAGCACCAATAGTAGGAACACCGCGAATAATCTCAATATCCTTTGCGTAAGGATTATCCTTCAGCGCATTAGCATAACGATCGTACTCACCTTCTTCCTGATCATTAACAAAGATCTTAATCTTTGCTGGATCAATGTTATACGATTCAAGAACCTTTAACGTCTTATTCTGAACAGTTTGTTCGCGATGATAAGACGGGATAGCAATACAATAATCCATTAAAACAAATCCTCTAGTGATGAACCCACTTCATATGCCTTGGGGTGATATTTCTCGACTATCTCTCGCCCAAGTTTTTCTTCGAGATAATCATACCATTCCTGGTCGTCCCACATTCCAGGCGATACGCCATTCCACAGTGGACGATAGAATTTATGTTCCTTGTTAATCCTGCGATCAACAACATACTGTTCTCGTGTTTGCTCGTACTCAAACGAACCAAGTTCTAACATTGCTTCTCGGAAATAACATACGAGCGAGATACGTTCAGCATCTGGTCGAGTCAACACAATCTCAGTGTTACCATGCATAATTTCATGGTTATTGACCAGCAGAAGATCGCCTGGACGCACATTGACAGCAATACGATATTCCGGGAATACTAGATAACCGCCAGTATAGTCCCCACTACCAACAACAAGCAGGTTGCTGAGACCATCGTCGAGATCGCCAGCATCGCGATGAGCTGCTGTTCGGAAGGACTTGTTGACGGTGATTGTAGTGAATACCGTTTCAGGGACCACGAATCGACCATCGATTTTATCCACGGCACTCTTTTGATTAGACCAACGCCAAGGGAGGAGTTCTTTAAAACCGCGATCGAGAGATTGAAGAAAAGGGAAGGAAAGCTTGAACTTATCAAAATTATCGCGGGTATAAGAAGTAGCACGCCCAAAAGGAATTCGAGGGTAGCGGTCATACCATCCCGCAACTCCAGAAAAAACCGACTTTGCATAGTTAGTCGTGGAGATCCACTTGTTGGCAACCTTTGTTGCGTCATTTACGATTTCCTCTTTGCTCTTACCTTCCAGACTGTCGACCCATGTATCGAACCAACCAAAGTATTCTGGATAAACCTTACAAACCTGACTGCGCAACCAGACTGCACCACGTGTTTCATCTGCGTTCGAACGAGGTGCGCCTGCATGCTTAGCACGAATGCTCTCGATTGATACGTCATCGATTAACTTACCGCTGGTATCCATCAGATAGTCTAGAACTTCTAGTTCGTAGTCAGTTACCCAGTCGCGACCACCGCGACCTTCAACACCAAGCATCTCGCCACGTGGACCTGCTGCCAGACCACGATTCTGCGATTCGGTTGCTGCTTCACGCAGACCGATATATGCCTGATCCTGTTCTTCCTTGGTGAACCAGTTCTTACGAAACTTAAATGCGATACGTCGTTCATCTGCGCCAACGTCGCAGTCGCTACAATCCTTATCGCAACTTACCTTTGTTTCGAGACCACAGTCTGCTTCCATATAGCAATCGGTGTCTTCATTGATTACCGTGTCGAAATGACTCTCATCTAGATATTGACCGAGCAGATGCTCGCAATCTAGTTTAGACTCAGCGACAATAACTTTTACCATAATAACTCCTTATTAAAACCTACCTAGTATATAGACAGGTTTAACGAGACATAAATTCTGCAAGCAAATCTTCTTTGATCAGTTCGTTCATATACAAGATAAGATTCTTGCGTTCATCGTTGGTGAGTTTCTCAGCAAGAACAGTAGCATTGGTATAGTTACCGTCTGTTCCGCCTGATGCCTCGCGCCACTTAAACGTGTATCCGAATTGCTTCAGTGTTTCTTGTTGAATCTCTTGTTCTAGTGCTGCGAAAGAATTCTCATCAGTATACAAGCAACGAACATAGCAATTATCAATGTCAAGATTCTTACGAATGAACACGCCAACGCCATGAGAGGTGGCAGTCCGAGAGTTCGCAGTCATTCGAATATGATATGTTCGATCGTGGATATTTCCTGACTTACCAGTATATCCAATATGCGGACTAACAAGGTCATCTCCGATCAAGTCAATATCTGCTTCTTCTGCGACCTGATAAACACCATACTTACTGAACTGCTCGTCCAATGCCATCTGGCGGTTGGGAGTAGAAGGAAGTTCTGAAACCTTACGCCATTCTGACACATGAATAATCTTGCGCGTATCAATCATAATTATCACCTTTCATTATATAAGAATACTACCATACCCGATTTCTCGAGAAATGTCAAGTCATTTTCATGACATCGTCAAAAGAAATCGGAGTGTAGTTAATCTGCTCCACGCATACGCACAGATATCTTTCGTCTATCTGTTCCTCGCCCATCTTCCAGCGCATGATACGATTACCATGCAGGTGACCATGGACGTTACGCTTGAACCGCTCACCTACACAGTCTGGGTGAAGGGGAATATGAGACAGGATGAACTGATCCACAAACACGCGAACGCCATGGATCTGCTCGAATCCTGCCTCATAATAGTCCTTATCCCTGAAAATGTCATGGTTTCCACGGATAAGGATCTTCCGCCCATTCAGACGCTTCACTGTTTCCAGATTGCGTCGGGCGATTACTACATCCCCAAGATGATACACTGTATCTTGCGGACGAACTGTCTTGTTCCAGTTGTCTACCATCGCTTCGTCCATCTCCTCAGTGGAAGTGAATGGACGCAGAGGACTACCATCTGCTAGGGTAAACTTTTCCCATGTGTTGGTGTGACCAAAATGGGTATCACTGATTAGAAATCTATTTGGCATTTTGCTTTCCAATGTATATTCGAGTTGCTTCTACACTGAGGGACAATACGGCAGTTGCATTGATACGACAAGCGATGTTCAAAACAATCCACTTGGCGATGTATGCAGTGATACGTTCTTTACGACTTAAATTCATTACTTCGAAACCCTTGCTTTATACATCGCCTTAATATAAGGAGCATTACATCCATTATCACGGAGACGTTGCTCTGCTTCTTTTGCTGTTGCAGCATCTACAAGAACATGATCACGGTCAATTTGATTATAATTGATACGGACTACCCAATATTCAGTTGCCATCATGCTGCCTCCTGCGCTGCGCACCACTTGTGATAAAGACCGACTTCGCGACCATATGCCTCGATCTCCCAAGGCGAATCATAGTAGTGGCATTCCTTGCCCTTGGGTTTCCAGAGTTGACCCATCCACCGACTGGACATCTTGAGACCGCCACGAGCAGGGACCATTACTCCACTCTGCAGTTCGTTCTTCGCATGCTGCTTGACGTGAACCATTTCGTGCCCAAGCACCTTAATCATCTCGTCGATATCCTGCGACTTCAATCCGATGGTAAACCAGCGGGGATTACGAACACCGTCCTCATCAACACACTCACCCTCGACATCGAGACCCTTACGAACTTCGATATCTACCGTCAGGTTGCGAACCATGCGAGGGTCCATCAGTTGCGCAGCAAAGAACTCCGCTGCCTCGATCAACTTCTGCTTATCAGCGCGACGACCAACCATGCCTGTTACCGTGATATCCATAATCAAAACCTTTTTGTTTCACTCAAACTTATAATATCACTATACTCTAAAACGGCAGAAATGTCAAGCCCTCTTTTTCACAAACTTCCATAAAAGATACAGCGCTACTGCACCCAGCAGGTAGGGATAGATATAAGGCAGTGCAAAGATAAACATCACGGTTGCCGGAAACACCACTACTGCTCCAAAAAACAAGAAAAGCAATCCAACGATAGCGCCGATAAAACTACCACCGCCTGCTGCTATTAGATTCAGATTATTAGTTCCGGAGGATCTTCGTACTGGTTTGCCGTTGGTAGTATACGAACCAAAGGAACTACTCTTGTTCTGTTTGGTCTTTGTTCGCTTGGTCGAACCATCACCATTGGTAATCGTTTCGGTAAGATAAACATCGCCGTTTGACTTTACTGTCTTGGTGATGTGCTGACCCAATGAACTCTGCTTACGCCCAGGAGCATGATGCGTATGCGTAACACTACCCGTATTCATATTCCGAGTAGTAGAAGGTGCTCCATTTTTACCCTTCTTGCGCTCAAACATATTACCCATTACAGCAAACCTTCCATCTTCTTCATAACACCATCGGCAACATATTCATTCCACTCTCTACCAGGATGCAGTAGATCCCTCCCGTGCGAAAGTAGTTTCAATATTCTCTCATCCGTAATCGGTACTTCCTCAGAAGTTACAATAAACTCCTCCACTGGGATCTCGAGTAGCGGAACGCCAATGCCGTTGCACACCGTCTGCACGCCCATCACAGACTTCAGTCGATTCATATCCGCGTTAGCAGGGTGCGACAACCAATCCATATAGAACTGCGTCTTTTTGCCATAATGCTCTACCATATTTGGCAGGAACATAACATCATCGTCTGGCACCATAACCTCGAATCGGGAGGCATTGGGAGTGACCATAATCACATACTTCGGTCGTAAACGTGGTATCCAATGATACGCGAGACGGAAACACATATCAGGTCCACCACCTCCGACTCCAAGATTGTATCGACGCAGTCCAAGGTTCTGCGCTACTCTATATGCCCAACTACTTTCAAGATCCATGCCAACACCCATAGTGAGCGAACAACCCAGGAATACTACCGAGTCATTCTCTTCGTATGTAAACTCATCAGCGCGAAACCCGTCAGTATTGAATGTATAGGAAATACTCTCAGGAGTCCAACCAGACCGCTCCAATCTCTTTCGAGTGATAGTATCTCCCATATTATTGTTAAAACGTTCTTCAGTATCACTAGGACACCATGTCACCGTCTTACCAGCATATCCATTGAGTTTATACCAACTATCTCCGTAACTCTTCATCATGCTTCCTTAGTATCGGCGAAACCCTTTTTAACCTCGCGCTTCCGTGCTGCTTGTGCTTTCTTGACTTCCTTATCCTTGATGCCAAGACCTCGGGCCCATTCATACTGATCAAGTAGCACAACTACACCATCAGGTGTTATGTATTCATAGTAGAAAGGTTTAACCTTTGGCATCGATGTAGTCCTCCACCATCTGAAAGAAACGGTCGTGCTCATGCATCATCATGTGCAGTAGTTCGCTCTCTAGTATATCAGCATCCACTGTAGCACCATATGCCTGAATATACCACCTCATCACATCAACTATAGTGTCCATACCAAAGTATGCAATGACTGGGTGTGTATTAAAGATAGGGAGCATTTCGGGTTTATAAAGCATGTCGCACCTCATTGTATTCTATGGGAAGAGTCAAACGCTCATGCGTTGCTTCCATAGTGATGTAATCAATATGATCTTCTAATAGTGTATATAGATCTTTATGTTCGTTTACCAGTGAGTCAAGAAACTCACCAACAGACATTTCCATAATACTATCATACTCTTCTAAGAATATGTCCATTTCTAGAGTTTCCACCACATTAAGCAGCATTACTGTCGCACCTTTCAGAGTCGTTTTTTGGCCTGCGTAATTTTTTGTCTTGGGATATTTGAAGTTTTTTGGCAGTGTGTCGGTGAATGGGTAGGTCACTAAACCCCTTTCATGGAGAGGGGACCCGAATATCAAAACCATAGCTCAAACTGACAAGGTCTTAACTACTCGAGTTCCCGCTACACATGTTCCTTCGTCACTCAGATCCCGCGACTCCCACGCAATTCACGAGGGACACGCATCAGTCGACCCACATCCTCATCCAGGAAGTCTCCAGTGGCACTCCACACACGAAATGCAACACATTCTGTCATGGAGACACCACACGCATCCACCTTACTGCAACCATCGCACGGAAGATCGCGAACGTTCTCAGGGATAGGGAGCAGGATCTTCGAGTGCTGGCACGGATCCATGTTATAATACTGATCAAATCCAATCATATCCATTATATTTTCTCCATCAATATTTCAGTCTTCGCTTTAGCGAGTTCGAGGTAAAGAGTAGTAAGTGCTTCATCGCGTTTCCACGAATGCTTTACTG